AAAAGAAATAGACCGATAATAGATCCAAAAACAAAGAAAAAAATAGTACAAGAATCTACAGGAACAAATTTTGCACAAAATGCAGCTAATATTGGTGCATCTGTTGTTTCTTTTCCGATAACAGATGCAACTTTGAAAGCAATGGGAGTAGATCTATATGGACAAACTAGACAAGCACCGCAACCTAGTCAATATGCATTTCCAACATTAGGACTTGACTTACCTCCAGATGTATTACAAATACTTAGAGAACAATACTAATGGCTAGGAAAAAACCTAAAGTAGTTAATAATCCAAATCAGCAAAAAGCAGCAAAGATGAAGCTTGCTGGAGTAGGAGTAATTTTATCAAGTCTTCCTTTAATAGGAAAACCTGTAAAAGCTTTTGGAACAGGGGTACAGAAAGGTATAGAAGCCATGGCAGAGGTTGAGAGAGACCCAAATAGAAAGTATTTTGTAGCAGGTTTAATACCTAAGAGAGATCCAGCTTATGGAAAACTTATTAAAGAAAAAGGAGTAACTACAAAGAAACCCCTGGAATATGCCGGTGCATATACCGCACGTGCTTTAGGCGATTTAACTACAGATGAGAGTCGTAAATTCTATTGGAGATTTAATCATCCTTTAGCTATTGCAGATGAAGCTTTAAAAGGAACGGTAGATCCTACTAAAAAACTAAATAAATATGAGGTAGGTCTTTTAGGTTTGGCAGCGTTGCAACCAGCTGTAGCAGTCACAGGAGCATATGATCCTACAAACATAGCTGGTTTAGGCAGACCGAAAGGTTTTAAACAAAACAATCCTAGAGAAGATGATAAAACAAAAACAGCGAATCCTACTACAGAATTATTCCAAAGATTTGTTCAGGGTCGTACTGGTAGACCATTATCATATGCAGATGCACAGAAAGAAATACCTAATTTAACAAAAAAAAGATATGCAAATTATTTAAATTTTCTATATAACAATCCTGATCCTCTAGGTAAAGCAACCGGTGGTTTTATAAAAGTTACTGGAGAAAATCTTCAGGGTAATCCAGAAGCAAGATTCCTTGGTTATCCAGTATCTATTCCAGCCATTACAAGTGCAGTAGGAGGAATAGCAGGTACAAGATTAGCTTTAAAAACTTCTTCTCAAGTAAAAGAGGTAACAGCTGAAGTTAGTACTGAAGGAACTAAGAAGACTTTAGTAGGACCTACGTTTGGAGAAAAAGGATATAAACGATTTATAGGAAGAGGATTAGCTGGTGGGGTTGCTGGTGCTGTTCCCGGAATATTAGCAGGTAAATTAATTAATCAAGCTCTAGCTAGATCTGAAAATGATAAACAACCACCAATGCATCCATATCAATGAATATAAGTACTGATAAAATTATGTTATACAGGTTAGAAATTTAGAGATGGTAGCATCCGGTCAATTTATGGGAGGAACAGCTGGTCCTAATTCGGATGGTACTGGTGGGTTTAATTTTAATCTAGCGGGAGTTCAAACTGGATTAGCAGATTTTCTGAGGAAAGGTGGAACAGTAGATGAATATATAGTTAGAGCTTTCCCTAATACAGCATTAAAGACAAAAAACCTTAAAAATTTTGCTGCACTTCCTAAGAGTGTACTAAACAACCCTGCAGCTTTAAGAACAGGTGCATCTAGGATTGCAATGATGGGATCTAGGGGAATACCACTACTAGCTGGAACCGCTCAAGCCCTTACTGGAGATCCAATTGGAGGTATTGGTACAGGAATAGGAGGTGTAGCTGGAGGTGCAATTGGAGGTTTGTTAACAGGTGGTAATCCATTAGGAATTGCAGCAGGTAGTTTTATAGGTAGTGGTTTAGGACAAAGCGGAACTAGAGCTTTGGCGGGGATAGATATGAGTGATCCATATAGTGGACCTAATCTAAGTATTCCTATCCCTGGAGGAGGAATAGAGAACGATATTCCTATAACTCCTTATGCTAAAAGATTAAAGAGTCAAGAAAGAGCTAGAAAACAGCTGAAAAAAGATCTTACAAATTATATGGAAGTAATGAAGCCTTATGCAGAGCAAGATATGGCTAGACAAATGATGGCTCAAAGTCAAATCATAACTGGTAATTTGATGCAAACCGGTTTAGCAAATTTTGGGAGGTAATTGAAAATGAGTAGATTCACATATTATCCATCTACACCAGGAGGCAACATAGGTAATATGGCTATGATACAAGGTCAGTTCATGCCATCCAATCCTAATTTTGTGGGTGCTGGAGCTAATCCTAATTATGGAAAACAAAATTCTTTTGGAAACATTTTAGACTTCCTGAAGAAGTTCGGTGCTTCTGGTTCTCAGTTTTCTGTAGACCCTACAATTACAAATAAGCAGGTAGGAGATTCATTACAACAGCAAAAGAATTTTTTACTTCCAACACCTGCATTCCCTATGGAAGATACTCCTGGTTTTACTTCAAGTAGAAGGAAAAATTTAATAAATCAAGCGGTAGAAGCAGCCGAAAAAACAGGTGAAAATGCAGATTTCTCAGGCGTAGAAGTTGAACCAAAAAAGAAACCTAAATATCGTGAGATAACTCAAGAGGAATTAGATGATATATTGAAAAATTTACCAAAAGATGAAGAGAAAGCTCCATATGCAGACTATTTACAAAAGGAACTGGACTTTAGGAAAGATTTTGCAGGTGCCAGTTTTATGGCTCAGGGAATGAAAAATTTCGGGGATTCTATGATGGAAGGCAGTAAGGTTTTCGGACAAGATGTTTTACCTGCCATGGTTGCAGGGACACAAAGTGTTTTGAATGCTGGAGCCCAAGGTACTAGAGCACTTGCCGGTGTTTATGGTATTCCTATTCAACCTATCCCTAGAATGGGATACTACAGTTAAAATGGATAATAACAGGAGGTAATTTTATATGTTTTTCCCAGCCTTAGCAGGTGGTTTTATGAGCATGATGGGAGGTATCTTCGGAGGAAACCGAGCCATACAAGCTGCTAATATTGGAGCTCAATCAGATGCTGATAAATTAAAAATCGGCACAATGAGAGGACGTGAGCAAGATAAAGGGGTCGCAGCTGGAGGTATAGGACAAAGAGTAGGTCAAGAACTTGCATCTGATTTAGGAATGCAAAGAGAAAGACAGGCGTTTGATTACATGACAGGTTTGGGTGCTGATAAAAAAAGAGGTGCAACTTTACAAGATATGAGATCAATGCTTGGGTTTAGATTAACCCCAGAATATGGAGAAGCTAGAAGGAGAGAATTTGCAAGAAAGAAAGACTACCTAAGGGCACAGGCTATGTTTAGTCCTCAAGCTGGTATGTTCGGACCGATTAATTTGCCTAGAGTAAGCTAAGGAGGATTTATGGGAGCCCCTTCAATTACATATGAATCACCAAAGATTGAGAAGGATGATACCTTTGAAAAGTATTTACAGTATCAACAAGATCGTGAGATAAAACTAGATGAACGTGCTCAAGCTGCTAGAGATCTAGAGTCTGCTCAAACACGTAGAAGAAGAGAACAAGGTGCTTTAGGTTTTGATACTTTTTCACAGAATCTATTAAAAGGTCTTGAATCTGGTGTTACACCATATTCAGATGCTCAGAGTCAATTGCAATCTTATATAAGTAAATATGATTTAAAAGGTGGATTTGCACCTATGACCCAGACCAGAACTAGAACTGTTTATGATGATGTTCTTGATGATGAAGGGAAAGCGACAGGAGAAAGGGTTTCACGACAAGAAGAATACGAGTATGCGACTCCGGGAGCAACACGGGATCTTAATCAGCTGTTCGATTCTACCGATATAGGAGATTTTGAACAAAAGCTATTGACTACATATAGTGGTACAGGAGAGTTAGATCCAACAACAGGTAAGTATGATTTAGGTTTAAGAGGAAAACGTTTTTCAGCTGGAGTTCAGAAAGCCTATAGAGATTTACTTGGCAGAGAAAGCACAGAGGAGGAGTTAGCTCAAGCTATGTCTGATTTTAAGGATGGAGCTGTTGCGAATACGGCTAAATTTAGAGATGATTTAAGATTACAGGAAGAATATACTAAGAAGTTTAATGATAATTATCAGGATAACTACTATGACATGTATTACGGTAGCAGCGTTGCAGATAGAACAGGAGAAGATGGCACTGTAAGTAAATTACGTAAGTATTCCTTTGACCGATCTATGTTACCTACATATGAAGGTCAAGAAGTACCCGAAACTTATCAGGGTCCCGTAGACCCTACTACCAAAATCCCTATTAGTACGGAAGATTATATGGATTGGGCAGAAAAACGATATGCAAAAGATAAGACAAAGTCGGAAGGTTTAAATTTAAAAGAAAGAACAGGTATAACTTTACCTGACTATGAGGAATATTTTAAAGAAGCAAGGTCTGTAGCAGAGTTAGAAGATCAAAGACAGAGTATTGCTCAAACTAGGGAGTTCCTATACTCTGCAGGTCTTAAAAATTTACAAGGTAACATTGATAAGGAAACTACAAAGATTAGGATAGAGGGACAGAAAGATTTAGCTAAGATAGACCAAGCAACTAGTTTGTATAATTTGATTAATTTTCAAATGTAGATTTTAACGGCTTATAATAAAAGCATCGAATATTTTTTTACAATGGCAGTAAACAGTGGGGCTGAAGCCAACATGGCCGCTAACATAAATCCTGAAGATCAGGCTACAGATTTTGACATTGACAGATTTGAAGCTTTATTAAACAGGTTAGAAGCTTCAAAGAAACGTCAGCAGAGACAAAGATCAGTAGAAGGACGTAGAGATATCTTCTCTCAAGGTCTTGCTGGCATGATGAGTAATTTCTAAGTACTCTAGAACATATATAGGTTATCCCCATGGCATCTTCTTATGACGTCGATAAAACGTATGAAGACGACGATTATTTTGATCTGGATAAATATCGTCAAGCAGCTGGTGTAGCCTACGAATTTTCTAAAAAGAAAATGGAGGATGCTGGTGAACAAGAGAGGGAAACCATCGGTAAAGGTGGCAAAGAAACTAGAGAAACCGCTCGTCAGCAACAGCAGTTCCGTGAAAGGGACGAAGAAAGGGATCGTAAACAAGCCCAATCAGCTTATAGATATTGATTTATTTAATTCTTGGGTAGACAACCTCGACGCATCTACTCAGGAATCTTTTTGTGCTTTTGCAGCAGATAATTATTCTGTTATTGAAATCTATTTATATGCACGTTTCTTAGGTTACGAGGGGACTATATCTGCCTGTGATTTATGGGTAAAAGATAATCATGTGAAACCTGATCATAGGAAAAAATTATTATATGAGATTGATGAGATGCAAGAAGATATTAGAAAATTAAGAGAAGATATTGAGAACGGTGCTGTCAAAAGAGATGCAGGGGTTGGGCGTATTGCCCAGATGCAAAAGGAACTTAGAAGCACTATATCAGAAATAGAAACATTTACTAATACTAAAGATCGAAAAGGTTTACTTATGGCTGGGGCAGATAGAGCTATTCGTGAATTGATGTTTATTTTTAAAGATGATCCCATAGAAACTCCTTTGGAAGAAGCAACTATGAGTGTGTGGGCAAGAATGCAATTACAAGAATAGTTCAGTTAAAATAAAGAGAAATGAATAAATAATACTGGTGCATAATGGCTAAGAAAAAAATGCCACCTCAACTTCTTGAGTACTTTAAGAATAAAAATGAGAAAAAAGAGGATGGCTCTAAGATGAGTGATAAAGAAAAGAGAGCTGCAGCCTTGGAGAAAGCCAGAAAAGCTAAGAAAGCCGCTAAGACTTATAAAGATAAGAAAGCCAAAAAATAAGAAGTAAGTTAATATTTAGTAGTAGCTTAGGTATTAGTAATTGCCTTCATATCAGCACTTAGCATATCGTCGTAATGCGAAAGCTGCGGCTAAAAAACAGCAAATTAAAAAACCAAAAAATCTCGAACTTATAAAACAAGCTAGAGAGGATTTTGGTTTTTTTTGTGAGTATGTAGCAGATAAACCACCAGCAACACATCATAAGACCTGGCATAAACATTTTATAACTAATGAAGATAGTAGTTGCCTAATAAAAATTGCTGGACCTAACGTAGATCTATTAGCCCCTAGAGGGTCTGCTAAATCGACTGTATTAGGTCTTTTAACTGCTTGGGCTATTGGAGTCCATACAGAAGCTAAACTGCCCTTACAGGTGCTTTATCTTTCTTATACAGTTGATATTGCCAGATCTAAATCTGCAACTATAAAAAGAATTATTGAAAGTAAAAGATATCAGGAAGTATTTCCAAAGGTAAGACTACTTAAAAACGTGACTAGTAATGAATATTGGTCTATAGATCATAAGTTTGCTGGTATAGATACTACAGGTGAAGAACAATTTACATTATGTGCAGCTGGACTAAAGGGTTCAGTTACATCTAAGCGTTCTCATTTAGTCATGATTGATGACGCAATAAAATCTTCTGCTGATATTGCTAATCCAGATATTAGAAAACAAATGCAAGAGAACTGGAATGCAGTTATAGCTCCCACTATGTTTGAGGGAGCAAGAGCTATTTGTTTAGGTACTAGATTTAGACATGATGATATTCATTCAACTACTTTTAACGAACAAAATAATTGGACTCAAATTATCTTATCTGCGATTCAAAATGACATAAAGACTGGAGAGGAAGAATCTTACTGGCCGGAAATGTGGTCTTTGGAATATCTAAAAGAGAAAAAGAGACAAGCTCCTATTGCTTTTTCTTTCCAATATATGAATCAGATTGTTAGACAGAATGAGTTATCATTAGCACCTGAATTAATTGTTAAAGCTGAAATAGCAACTGAGTTTGACTCCCTTGGAGTGGGAGTTGATTTATCAGCCGGTACTAGGGAGAAAAATGATTACACCGTTATGGTATTAGGAGGAAGAATAGAAGATCGTATTCACATAATTGATTATCGGAGGATAAGAGTTATGGGTAATTTGGAAAAATTAGATGCTTTAAAAGAATTATTAAATGATTGGTCAGTCATAGGACAAGATGTTAATGGTAATTATTTTCCTACTTTTTCTACTTGTGACATATGGTCTGAAGCAGTTCAATATCAAGCATCTCTGGAAGCAGATTTTAAAAGAGTATGTTTAACTAATGGAGGTCTGTATAATCTAATTTGGCATCCAGTTAAAGGATTTAGAGCAGATAAGTTAGCTAGATTCAGGGGAATTATGGGGATGTTTGAAGATAGGAAAATTGTATTTAATAGATTTAGAAACTTTACCAATATGTTTGAAGAGTTAACTAATTTTGGGGTAAGTGGACACGATGACTGTGTTGATGCTTTAGTTTGGCTTGTAAATGGATTAGCTCGTAAAGGTCAACTTCATTTAGACTTTTAATAGAGGGTTATATGTATAGCTATGGGACCTGAGTATATTGCAATAATTTTCAGTGCTGTTATCTCTTCTCTGACAGGAGGTGGCTGGATTGCTAGTAAGGTTCTAGAAAGACATCGTGAAAGATTAAAGGATGCTATACAAAGAGTAGAGAACCAAAGATTACGTATTAATGCTTTGGAAGAACATGTAAACCGTATGCCATTGGAGTATGTTTTAAAAGTGGATTTCGTAAGAGAACTGCAAGAAATGAACGATCATTTCAGAGCAATCCATAATAAGCTTGATAAACTAGTAGAAAAGCTTATAGACAAATGAGTTATGTTTTAGAAGTAAGAGAAACTGATGGTGAGTTATCGTTAAATTTACCAGAAGAGATACATGCTGAATTAGGCTGGATTGACGGAGATTTGATTGAATGGAATGTAAAGGGGCCTGGATTACTTTTAAATAGATTGAACGAACCTTTTGAAGTAGAAATAAACGAAGAGTAGAATATAAAAAATAGCTATAGGAAAAAACAATGTTTTACGGTGGAATGATGGGAGCGATGGGAGGAGATATTGGTAATCCAGCTGCTCTCTTCAGAGAAAAAATGCAACAAGGTGGTATGGTTCCAACGCAAGATCCTCGTCTAGCTGGTATTAGTTTTGATATAAATGAAAGTGCAAAGAATAGAAAAATGAGAGGAGTAAGAAAACTAGCTGAGACAGGAGTAGGTGGAGAGAAAGAAGCAGCAATAGAAAAAATGAAACAAATGGGTGGACCACAGTTACCTTTAGCTATGGGTAATTCTATGTTCCAAATGGGTAATCCTATGCTCCAAATGGGTAATGTAGCAGGTATGTATGGTGCTAATGTCTAATGGCTCAAGATGACTCCAAATACACCAAACCCGGATTACGTGAACGGATCAAAGACCGTATCATGGCCGGAAGTAAGGGAGGAAAACCCGGACAATGGAGTGCAAGAAAGGCTCAAATGGTTGCAGCTGCATATAAGAAAGCAGGTGGAGGATATAAAGGTGGGAAGGGTAAGAAACAAAAAGCTCTGAAGAAATGGGGTAAAGAAAAGTGGATGACGAAAGATGAATATGAAAAGCGTAAAAAAGCAAAGAGTGCCGCTAAACGGTATAAAGATTCCAAAAAATAATCATGGAAATTCCATCAAAAATAAAAGCTTTACCAGCTCAATTAAGAAAGTCAGCTAAGTTACATGCTGGACAAGCAGATTTAGTACAAGGTTTCCTTGATGACTTTATTAAAAAAATGAAGAAGTAAAATGGCCGATAAAGCGATACAGAAAGGATATACAAAACGTTATCTACCTGAGAGTGCTTGGGCAAAGCTTTCTAAAAAAGAGAGAGAAGAAACTGATCGTAAAAAACGAGCTGGAAGTAGAAAAGGTAAACAATTTGTAAAAAATACTAAAACGGCAGCAAAGGCTGGCAAAGCGGCTAGAGCTGCTAAAATGTATAAAGGTAAGCGTAAGAAATAGTAATGGGTGTTGCATCTGATCCAAAAACTAGATTAAAAGAGATTATTGACTCTTACCTAGAGAAAGATGGTGGAGGAATGATCGACACAGGGATTGTTGCTTCTCACCTTGCTCAGATGAAATTATTTGGGATTAGACAAGGAGTTGAGTTCTTTCCAGCCCAAGATAACTTTGGAAATCAAAGAAAAGATTTTGTAGATCGTGTAGTTAAATATAATCAGCTTGATACTAGACTAGATTCCATATGGGATTACTTTCTTTGTGATGGACAAGGTATTTTTTATATCAGACCCACTAGCACTAATTACAGATTTTATTATTTTAGGAAGTCTGAATATAGAAGTTACTATGATGTTGATGGTCAACTTGATGAAGTTGTAGTTATCTATAGTTATAAGGTTAAACAAGGTGGAGGATTCCAACAAGAAGTAAATACTACATCTATTAATGGACCATCAATGATGGGTCAAGGTGGAGCAAAAAGATATATAAAACTATCTATAAAGAAAAAGACTATAGAAGAAACACATTCTGAAGGTGAAATATCTTTTGAAACTAATTATCAGGCAATGCCCGGTAAGACTAAAACATTTAAGAACACCTTAGGTTTTATACCTTGTGTAGAGATATTTAATAATGCAAAAGGTTTTGCTGCTGAAGGAACAGGTGAATTCGATGCTTTAGCAAACCATATCTGTACTCATGATGAGATGATACGCACAATGCGTAAGAATGTACAGTTCTTTGGAAATCCTACCTTATTATCTTCAAGACCAAAGACAGATTTAATGGAGTCTGGTGAGTCTACCGTACAGCGTCCATCAATTGCTGCAAACTCTGGATTTGCTGGAATGGGTTCATTAAGTCAATCAAGATTTAAATCTGATCCTTTATCCCGTGGTGTAGATGGACAGATCAGAGTTCCAAGAGTTATAGCTAATTTAGAACCGAATGATCGTGTTGGTTATATTGTTCCTGATGCAATTACTGGAGATCAGAACTCTTTTTCCAGGCAATACAGAGAAGAAATAAGAACAGCATTAGGTGGTGTTGATGAACTATCTATTTCTGCTGGTGTAACTGCTACTGAATACAAATCTCTATTTGGAAGAGTAGCTGCAACTGCTAAGAAAAAATCAGCCTCACTATATACATATGGTTTATGCCGTTGTTTAGAACTGGTTATATTCCAAGAGGAACAAATGTTTAGAGAAACATTAGCAGCAGCTGTTGGACTAGAAAAACCAATTGATTTACCTGAAGATGCAACTGAAGAACAAGTTCAGTTATACACTGAGGCAATGAAGTTTTATGAAGAGCAGATTAAACAGTTATTATTAGCTTGCCTTCAGGCTCAACAGATACCTCCCGGAGTAAGAGGTTTAATACCAGATGGAGATATTAATATACAGTGGAGATGGTTAGGACCTGTTTATGAGGATTCAACACAGGATGTATTAAATAATTCTATAGTTGTTAGAAACCTTCAAGAGTTAGGCGTTGATAGCATAGAAGCATTGAAATACCTATTTCCGAGCAAAACGGATGAGGAAAGGGCAGCCATGTTATCAGGGTTCCCTTTCAGAATGGTAAACGAATTGCAGGGTGCATACTCTCAATTCGCCAGATTAGTGGGGGGTATGATGCAGACCCCACATCCGCAATCACCCGATTTACCAATGGCTGCAGATCCTCGTCTGGATCTAACGCCTTATCTGTATCGAACACTCGAAGCATTACAAAAGGAGATGAGCTATGCCGGCAGATATCGGCCAATCGACCCCACAGATGAACCAAACACCCGCAGCGACAAGCAGCGTGGCTCCAAGCAGCTTCGTGGCAGCG